AGTTTACTATCCAGTGGATATATCTGCGACAAATTATCATAGCTTATATGGAGAGGCTATTGAAAAAACATTTCTTCCTCCGATAAGAGTCTATGCTCTGGTTTCGTGGGAAGGAATTCAAACAAAGAACATTGATGCTCTTGGGTTGGACAAGACATCATCAATATCGATTCACTTTCACAAGAGGAGACTTACAGAAGATCAAGATCTTTATGTTAGAGAGGGTGATTTTGTGTTGTACGGAGATATATACTATGAGGTTGTTTCCTTATCTGAGCCTCGACAGCTTTTCGGCCAGACGGATCATAAGATGGAAATAACAGCTAAATGCATAGCAGCAAGAGAGGGTCTATTTGATGGGAGTTAAGAGTGTTATATTGGGAGCCGCTAGCCCGTCCGCACTTAGTGCCGAAGGGGCCTTGCAAGATGCCGAACTGAAAGAAGTCACCATCATGCCGTCGACTCTAGAGACCATAGATAGGGCCCTGTTTGAGTGGCTTAGTGAAGAGTTGGATATATTTGCAACAACAAACAAAGGTTGGAAAAAGGTGCCTGTTATCTGGGCCGGCTCAGAACGAGCACACCAGATCAAGAAAGATAAAGACATTCGAGACAGCAGTGGGCTCTTGAAGCTCCCAATGGTTACCGTCTCCAGAGAATCAGTTACGAAAGATTCAAGCTTTAAGGGCGTTGCCTGGGCCCACATTCCTAATAATCCCGACATAAAGGGCGGAGCCATGACTGTGGCCAGAAGAATTGGACAGCAGAAGACAGCAAATTTTAAAAATGCTTTTTCTAATCGCGAATTTAAAGATTACAATTTCCCAGCCAACAAGCGGCTGACGGTCTATGAGACGATGACCATGCCAATGCCAACATATATAACTTTGATGTATGAAATTAAGATAAGAGCAGAGTATCAGCAGCAAATAAATGAGATATTGACTCCGTTTATCGTAAAGACTGGACAAATCGACAACTTTTTTATTAAACACGAAGGACACAAGTTTGAAGGATTCATACAGGGAGACTTCGGGCAAGCAAACAACATCACCAGCATGACAGACGATGAAAGAGAATATGGGACATCTATTCAGGCAAAGATACTTGGATATCTTCTAGGATCTGGCCCCAACGAGGAGCGACCAAAGATTGCAGTAAGAGAGAATGCAGTAACTTTGGTTCAGATAAGAGAGAGAGCTTCGTTGGGAGAGACAGAGACAGAAGAGGGAAAGGAGTTGCTTAAAACTTGAGACATGTCCAATAAATTGTTCATAGTTCAATCTTGTTGAGGCTTTCGGGAAACAAAATACTATTTATTATGAGAATAGCGTAGTGTTCGTAGTAATATTTTAAGGAGAAAACTATATGTCAGCCCTAAATAAATTCACATTCATTTCACCTGGAATTTTTATCAGTGAAATTGATGAATCACAAAACCCAATAGCTCCGGAAGTAATGGGGCCAGTTATTATTGGTAGAACAACAAAGGGCCCAGCAATGAGGCCTGTCAAAGTTAATTCTATACAGGAATATATCGATACTTTCGGCGAGCCACATCCAGGCGGCGCCATTGATGGCGATGTCTGGCGAGATGGTTCTTTTGCCGGCCCGACATACGCTGGCTATGCAGCCAAGGCATGGCTCGCAGCTGGCACCGCTCCTGCGACTATAATTCGTTTGCTCGGAGAGGACTCTTCTTTGGCTGGCGCCTCCACAACTTCTGGCTGGGCCACGACCAACACCGCACCCCATGCGACACTGAACTCAAACGGCGGAGCATTTGGCCTGTTCGTTATTGATTCTGGATCTGGCACCACTCACTATACTGGAAGTCTGGCCGCCATATGGTATGTCGACGAAGGAGGTGCAATAATTCTTTCCGGAACAACGAGAAGTAAGGATAGTGCAGTTACATCATCGATGGGTGTTCTTATTAAATCAAGAACAGGCGACGATGAGGAGGAAGCTACGGTTGCAAATCAGTTTAAGGCACAGCTTTGGTACGGCACCGGCGGCGGAAGCAAGGTGCAAGATTTTACTTTCAACTTTACTGATGACGGTAATCCTAATTACATAAGAGATGTTTTCAACACATCTCCAGTTGTAACAAACAGCACCGTTGTCAATTCGTCCAATGTTACCGAAGGTAAGCAGCGATATTGGCTTGGTGAGACTTTCGAGAGACACCTTGCCGACAACACCGCGACCGGCGTAGGCGAACAATGGGGGGTTATTCTTCCTCTTGCAAGTGGTGCACTCGGCGCCACACAAAATGCCAACTGGACGGATAGAGCTAATAGCTGGGTCAATGCACAGACTGGATGGTACTTCTCTCAGGACAATGGCCTTTTTACGGCTTTTAGTGCTCCTAATACTACAACTAAATTATTTAAGTTTCATGCTCTTGACTATGGTTCGTGGGCGAATAAAAATCTTAAGATTGCCATTGAGGATATTACGGCTGGAACAACAGCAACATCTCCTTGGGGTACCTTTAGTGTCGCCGTTTATCATGCAAGTGCATATGATACTGATGAACCGCTTGAGAAATTTGCAAACTGTACTTTGAATCCAAATTCGGCTGATTATGTTGCCTATAAAGTTGGTGACAAGTATTTAAGCTGGTCTGATGCCAATAAAGTTCACACAGAAAAAGGTGAATATGTTAATAGATCTAAATATGTCCGAATCGAGATGAACCCGGACATCGACCATGTGCTCAAAAAGAGCCATCTTCCTTTTGGGGTTACAGGCCCCCTTCGTTCAGTGGGGTTCTCATACACCGCTGTTTCTGGTAGTCCTGCGCTGTACTTTGGCTATACTTCTGCTTCCATGGTATTGCAGCCTAAAACAGCCTCTCCTTCGGTCACTTCGACTACATTCACGAAAGCTTTTGTGACAGGTGGCCTCGCGGTTAACCCTCTTGGCTTGGTTGCAACAAATACTAATGCCTCAACCGTTCTGCCCGAATTCTATGCAGCCCGACCACCCATTGAGGTCGGACAGTGCGTGTCTGCCTCTGTTGGTGGATTCACGGGATCTTGGATCTTCCCAGCCCCCGCTAAGAGATCTAACTCAGAGGATGGACCTGGTTCCCTAGGCTCCGATGCATATTTCGGCCTTAGCGCGACAAAGACTTCTGCTGTCAAAAAATTCGATGTCGGATATGGAGACTATATGGTCGGCTTGCCGTTTGATTCGACAATCGCCGGCCGATTTGATACATTGACTGGAGCGCCGATGGGAACGGAATATTCATGGGTATTCTCATTGGATAATATTTCCGGATCCGCTAATAATTACAACGATGTGTCAGGGTCTAGAGCCCAAACGACCGCGGCAGATCAGTCTATTACCTCTTTAAATAGTAGCTATAAGGCTGTTCTTAGTCATATTAATCAGTTCTGGGCCCCAATGTATGGCGGCCATGATGGTCTGGATATCAAAGAGGCAGAGCCTTTCCGAAACTCCAACTGGTCCAGTTCCACGACAAACCTTAATGATGCAGCCTATAACAGTGTTTTCAGAGCAATTGAAACGGTGGCAGATGATGAGTCTGTTGAATGTAGCATTATGACAGCACCAGGCATCATAAACCCAGCACTGACAAACAAGTTGATGACTGCATGTCAAGACAGGGGAGATGCATTGGCAATCATTGACATAGAGAGCGTCTACACTCCAACGACAGAAAGCACAGAGTCTTTCTCTAATCGTCTGGGTTCAGTGTCGGAGGCCGTAAGTGCCATGCAGACTCGCGACCTCAACAACAGCTACGGCTGTTGCTATTATCCTTGGGTTCAGATTAAGGATATGAGCAAAGGCGGCAAGCCATTATGGGTTCCACCATCAGTTGTGGCCCTTGGAACTTTCGCTAGTAACGATGCATCTTCTGAGCTTTGGTTTGCTCCAGCAGGGTTCAACCGAGGAGGCCTAGGCGGCCGTAATGGCTCCGGAGGACTTCCTGTTATAGGTCTGACTGAAAGACTGACATCCAAGAAGAGAGATGATCTCTACTTGAACAACATCAACCCGATTGCCAAGTTCCCAGCAGAAGGCATTGTAATCTTCGGACAGAAGACTCTACAACAGACTTCATCTGCCTTGGATCGAATTAATGTTCGTAGGCTCATGATTTATGTCAAGAAAGAGATTTCTAGAATTGCAGCAACGATCTTGTTTGATAACAATGTCAAAACTACATGGGATCGATTCTCCGGAGAGGTCGAGCCTTTCCTGGCATCAATCCAGTCACGATTTGGCTTGACAGAGTTTAAAGTTGTCCTTGACGATACGACGACGACTGCCGATTTAATTGATAGAAATATTATGTATGCTAAGATTTTCTTAAAGCCTGCAAGATCAATTGAGTTCATCGCAGTTGACTTCATTATCACCAGAACAGGCGCTGCATTTGAGGACTAAGCAAATAAATGAGGGGCTTTTCGCCCCTCGCCACTATTTACTGTAAAGGCAATAGAAAACCATAGGAGAATTAAATAAATGGCATTTTGGACAGACGAAAGCACCGTAAATAGAGATCCGAAAAGGCAATATAGGTTTGTTGCAAACTTTTCAGGACTAGGTGACCATGGTTGCTCTTGGTTCGTTAAAAGCATTGACAAGCCAAGTGTTACTCTTAGCGAAGCTTCTCATGAATATCTAAACCATACATTTTATTATCCTGGCCGAGTCACTTGGAACTCAATATCTTGTACGCTGGTTGATCCATTCGAACCAGATGCGGCCGCAACCATGCTTAAAGCAATTGAGATGGCTGGATATAAGCCCCCGGCAACAGACAGCGACTTGGGAACTGCTTCAAAATCAAAGTCTGTAGCGGCGCTAGGAACAGTTACAATAATGCAACTGGACGGAGAAGGTGTAGAAACTGAGGCAATTGAAGAATGGAAGCTACACAATGCTTGGATTAAGAGTGTAAACCTTAGTGGGCTTGACTACAGCGGAGATTCTCTTTCTGATGTAACCATCGAGATAAGATATGACTGGGCATCCTTAGAGAGGCACGGCAAGACCGACAATCTCAATGGTGGGAACATGGGCCCGAATGATGGCCTTTGGAAGCTAGGGTCGGTTTCTTAGCATAGATTCAAATTAAAAATTTTAGAGGTGAAAATTGAGAAATAACGAAGATCGTCTGGGGACGAAAAGCATCGATAGTGATGAGCCCCCTCAGGCAAGAGAAGCCCAATCAGGAGCTTCTTTTTCTTTCTCTACTCCAACAGAGTTCGTGGAACTTCCTTCCCGTGGAAGGTTCTATCCAGAAGG